AGGAAATATATTAAAAACTTATTTAACTGCTGGGGGAAAGAAGAAGCTATATTAATTAATATTTAAAAAAAAATTAAAGTAAATAGAAAATTTTTCAAACCAGTATATTTATAAAATATAAAAAACAAGATAAACTAAAAAAACTATAAAACAATGGCAGATTTATTAATGAAAATGCCCATACCTTACGAACCAAAAAGAGCCAATAGGTTCATTATGAGATTCCCTTCTACTTTGGGTATCAACGAATGGTTTGTGGAAAGCGCAAAAAGACCTTCAATCAATATAAAAGAAACCGAAATTCCCTTTCTTAATACTTCAACCTATGTGGCAGGAAGATTTACGTGGGATTCAATAGGTGTTACATTCAGAGACCCAATCGGTCCATCAGCAGCCCAAGCTCTAATGGAATGGGTGAGATTATGTGCCGAATCAGTGACAGGTCGTATGGGATACGCTGCGGGTTACAAGAAAAACGTCGATTTAGAGATGTTAGACCCAACAGGTGTCGTTGTCGAAAAATGGATTTTAGAAGGGTGTTTCCTAACTAAGGTTGATTTTCAATCACTCGGTTATTCAGACGACAAATTGGCAACAATTCAAGCAACCCTTAGAATGGACCGCTGTATATTGATTTACTAATTAATATTATTATATTTTTATACTAATCCCGTATATTAATTTGTACGGGATTTTTTATTGATTAAAAAAATATTTAATTTATATTTAAACGTAGTGGGAATATAAACCCAATTTTATATGAATCAAGATTTATACAACGCAGCAACAACTAACTTTAATCTACCACACGATATGGTACAACTACCAACAGGTGGAGTTTTTTATAAAAGTAAGAAAAAATCAATTAAAGTTGGATATTTAACCGCCAATGATGAAAATATATTATCAAACGCTTTGTTGAATAATAACACCCAATCTTTCATTTTGAGTCTTCTTCGAAATAAAATTTACGAACACGATTTGAAACCCGAAGAAATGATGGATTCTGATGTTGAGGCTGTACTTTTGTTTTTAAGAAACACTTCTTTTGGTCCTGAATATAAACTTTCTTTAATTGACCCAAAAACCAATCAAAGATTCGAAACTTCTATTTTATTGGATGAATTAAATATAAAACCAGGTAAAATGGAACCCGATACAGATGGATGTTTTCAAACAACATTACCTAAAAGTGGGGATATTATAAAAGTAAAACCACTTACCTTTGGTGAATTAATAGAACTTGAAAATAGAGAAAATTCATATCCAAAAGGAAGGGATATTCCTAGAGTTACTTGGAGATTAGAAAAACAAATACAAGAAGTTAATGGAAATACAGATAAAGGGTACATCTCAACCTATGTTGTTTCATTACCAATTGCAGATTCTAAATTCATTAGGAGTTTTATAAACGAAAATATCCCATCGTTGGATTTATCAAAATCAGTTATCGCCCCATCAGGAGAAGAAGTAATAGCAAATATTACATTTGGGGTTGAGTTTTTTCGGCCTTTCTTCTAATCACAAACAATATTTGTCTGATGAGTTTTATCTTCTAAGTAGATTTAACTACATCTCCTTTCAAGATTTTTTAATTATGCCAACGTATATGAGAGAATACTTTGTGAACAAAATCATATCCGAGAGAGAAGGATAAGTTTTCAAGTTTATTGTATTTATAACAAATGGCCGACAACGATATATCTAGTGTTTTAAATGAATTTAAAGCTATAAAAGATGCGGTACTTTCAAATTTACCTCTTGGAGTTTTTAAAATAACAAGTGAAATAGACGCGTTAAGTTCTAGTATAAACAAAAGTTTTGGACAAGGTAGAGAATTATCTAGAGAAATAAAAACTACTATAACCGATGCGGTAAAGGGTGTTGAAGCGTTAGGCGGAGATTTAAAAACAACTGCGGAAATACAACTTGATGTTTCCAAAATATTGGGTAGAAATGTTATTCTTCAATCAGATTCGTTTAAAGATTTATATGNNACACAAGTAACAGGTAAAGGTGCGGGAGAACTTGTTTCCGCCTTCAAAAATATAGGAATTTCAACATATCAAGTTGCCGAAAATACACAAACAATTTTTAACGTTTCAAGGGCACTCGGAGTCAACGCCCAAGCTGTTACAGGAGTGGTATTACAAAATATTGATGCTATCAATAAATATAATTTTCAAGGAGGTGTTGAAGGATTGGCAAGAATGGCGGCACAAGCAACATCACTTAGAATTGATATGAACACGACTTTAGGGTTTGCTGAAAAAGTATTTGACCCTGAGGGCGCTATTAAAATGGCTTCAGCATTTCAAAGATTAGGAGTTGCTCAAAGTGATTTATTAGACCCATTACGTTTGATGGATTTATCACAAAATGACCCTGCCGAATTACAAAAACAAATAAGTCAAATGACCGAACAATTTGTACAACTCGGTAAATCAGGTAGATTTGAAATTGCTCCCGATGGGATGAGAACACTTAGAGAATTATCTAAAGAAACAGGTATTGCTTATAACGAACTCACAAAGATGGCGTTAGGAACCTCAGAAATGAACAGAAAATTACAAGAAATTAAATTTCCCGATGTTTTTACTGAAGACCAAAAACAAATGATAATGAATATGACAGAGATGGGACCTGGTGGTGTTTATACTTTAAAAATTGATGGAAAAGAAATGGGTGTTAATGAAGCTATGAAATTATTCCAAGAAGATAAAGGTAAAATGGATAAGTTTATGGAGGCTAGTAAACCTAAGGATGTGACTGATTTGGCGTATGAACAACTTCAGGTTAGTAAACAAATAGTGGCTGGTATTAATGAAATGGTGAGAGGTCGAGTGGCTTATCCAGCGGCTTCTAGTGAAGGGATGAATGAACTTATAACAGCCCTACCCCAAACTATAAAAAGTATGTCAAAATCTTTTGGTGAAATGTCAAGTATTAGTGTACAAAATATTCGCGAAATGATGGATAAGGGATTTATGAATTTAAAAGAAACCTACCAAAAGACAGGAGAACTACCCAACATAAAAGAAATGGTGTCAAGTTTAACTGTTGCCGGAAAAGATTTAGGGTCTCAGATTGAAAAAGACTTAGGTGATGCTGGTAAAAAAATGCAAGAAGAAATAAAA